AAAGTCCTAAGTGCTTTTATTAATTCTTTACAACGAGGATGTATTAACGTCCTCCTATCACCGTTAGCGTCAAACAGGGCAGTATTGACAGCAGTAATCTTATCTCTGATCTTCCACGGGCTTCTGGGACTCATAACAGTAAATCCACTACGTCTTAGTATCGTATGATCAGTCACACCCACTCCACTGGTCTTTCTTGCACTTCCCGTTGGGTCTGGACAAGCAATAATTCTACGATCAACTCCATATCTTCTTGTAACTTCCTCTGCAAAGTCCCATGTGGTAGCACCACCTGTCAACATGATCTCATCAAAAACATAAAGCATATCATTATGCTTTACCGCACAGATCCCCGCCATAGGATCTACGTTAAAATCCAGACCAATTAACAAGGGAAGCATATGTAAATCCTCCACACTCTTATCAATATTGTCATCACCGAAACTAACAGCCACCAATCCAGTTAGATTCTCAAAACTTGCCTCAAATTCCTGCCTGAATGTCCTCGCATCTAATTGTGACCTAGCAGCCTCAACCTCCTCTTTTGCTACATTACCCCCCTCTATCGTAGTAAAACTCCATCTTTGCCAATCATCCCATTCCCTTTCACCACAGAAGCACCACATATCATAAAACCAACTCGCAGTTCCATCTGGTGTACTAATAAATAAAGCCCAACCCTGCTTATCAGCTAACGCAGGTCTTATAACCTCCGCCCATACATCTCTATCCATAAAAGCAGCCTCATCCAGCACAACACCAGCAAGACTTCTACCTCTCAATGCCATCGCATTTTCAGTTCCTTTTAATTCAATAGTTGATCCATTTATCAATTCCAGCCTTAAATCAGTTTCATTTTTGCTTTGAATCCATACTTTAGGTGTTAATCTCTTTATTTCCTTCCATGCAATGTCCTTCGCCATCCTATATGTAGGCGCACAATAGAAATAAACCTCTCCTGGTCGATTAATGGCACCTCGTAGCAGTTCAATACATGAAAGATAACTCTTTCCAAACCTTCTACCCGCAACCAGCACCCTAAATCTCTTATCACTATTAAAAACTTCTCCCTGTGCATACCTTAAACTTATTTCATTCTTCTTTTTTCCACTCACAACCATTTATTTTACAAAAAAGACAACTCATACCCCTCCTTTATAGCCTATTTCAACACTTTTAAGTTATCATTCAACTAAATACTACCAAAAATCAAGTCCGTGACTGATTCAATCTTACCTTCAAATATAATCCCACCTATAGCTCAATCTAAAAAAAGAGGTACCCCTCGCTTTGTTGCTCGCTCCACAGCAGAAAAAGTTCAAGAAAGAGCACAACGACTCTACTCTCGCCAACTTAAAGGTCTAACAACTCGTCAACTTGTAATAGAACATTCAAAAATTGAACAAATATCTATAACAACAGCTTGGGAAGATTGGGGTCGTGTTAAAGTCTGGAACAACGAAGATTGGGATAAAGATAGAGAATCAATGCTCCCACGTCTACAAGCCATGAGAGTACGTCTATTCAATCAAGCAGTATCTAAAGGTCAATTACAAACAGCAGCACAGATTCTAGACTCTCTAGGCAAAGTAATAGGTGAATCAGTTGAAACCGTAAACATACAAGCTCCAGAGTTGTCTATAAAGGTAGAACCAAAAAATTAACGGAAATATATTTAAGTTGCCCGCCTTGCCTATAGCAATGTAACATTTGCTACACTACCCCCTATGCTTATGTGATATCACTTTGTATCATATGTGGCTTACATTGATATTACTTTCGGCTATCATATTAATATGATTAAAAATCATAATTGGCTATTGCTATTCCTAAAAAAATTGCTTATCCACTTTACACGATTTCTGATCACTTGGTCTCTTGCCTCTGACTGTATCCAGTTCTTTTAACTAAGCTGCGCATCCCTCAGAGATACAAAAGCAAAAGATCATAAATAACCTAGAAAACTAAATCATTCCTTCCTATGGATTTCACAGACACACTTAATTTGGATCTAACAGAGAACCATCAGCTAGCGTTTAAGATAGCACTTGATAAGCTAGGAGCTACGATAGAAGAACCTGTAAACATTACTACATGGATGTTTCTATATGCTACTAATTACCAAGATAAGGAAAATCCTAATACTTTATTTTTTAAAGATAGAGTAACTAGGGAAACCTTTAAAATTCCTTATGGATTATATGATATAGCGGAGTATTAATTTACTCCTTTCCTTTCCTTCCTTTATTCCTTCCTAACAAATGAGATTTACTTTTATTTATCTATTGCTGATGATTTCAGCAATTATTTATTTTGGGACTACATCAAGTCTTAAAAAATCAACTGAGATTCATTGTAACTCTGGACTACTTCGAACTGCATGTGAAGCAATCGAAGCAAGAAACAAATTGTTTGAGGATCTTTAAAATATGGGATATGCAAACACAGACTATTTTTGGATTAAACAATTAGAAGTTAAGGATAATAAAATCTCTGAACTATCTAATTCATTAATCGATAAAAACAAACAACTAATAAAAGCTATTGAGAAAATAGCTTTTTTAGAAATCCAACTTGAACAATTAAACAAATGACAAAATTAAAACACGAATTCACAAAAATTGTTTTTACGATCGATTGTGATTATGAAGAATTAGTTGATGCAATTGGCCTTGACTATTCTAGAAAGGGTACTGATTTAAAAATTACTCAATTTATAGAATCAGAAAATCTAAAAGACTATTACCATAAAAACCCCGAATACTTTTGTGCAAATGTTCTTAATTGGGAACTAGCAGAAACTTGTAGTGAGTTTCATATATATGATCCTACAGACAGAGACTATGTAAAGTATGAGATAGGAGTTAACCCTAGATGAGTATAGATACCTACTAGCAATAGTAGGTATTTTTTTTGCTAAATTTTTTTCAAAAAAAAAAAAAAAAAAAATTATTTAATAAAAAAAAATAATAAGCTTATAAACTGAATGCAAAATTGAATGCATTTTTGAATGCAAATTGAATGTTAAATTGAATGTAATTTAATGTCAGTTAGTGACACAATACGTTAATATTAAATAGTAAACTATTTTTTATTCTTAGTTATGAGTTATTTAACTTTACTGCCTGCATACGGTAGAGACTATAAAAGCAAAAAAGCTTTTATAA